ACGCCGAACCGGGCTTTCTGACCAAGGGCATCAACGCCTTCTGGCAACGACTCAAGGGGTGGCTCTTGCTGCCACTGGCCCAACAAGACCCGCTGACCTGCTCGGAGTCCCTGCTGGCCCTGCTCGCCTGGGAGCGGGATATCGGCCGCTTTGATGGCGAACCGTTGGCGCTGTTTCGCAAGCGCGTCCAGTTCGCCTTTGTCAACGCGAGGGATGCGGGCGAGGTGGCGGGCTTCAAGCGGATTTTCGAGCGGCTTGGTATCGGCTGGTGCGATATCCACGAACGCCAGACAGGCCAACCCTGGGACGTCATCACCATCGAGGTGACTGACAGCGCCATGGCCAGCAATCAGGCGCTGATGAGCACCCTCATTCAACACTATGGCCGCACCTGCCGCCGCTACCGCTTCCAGGTGGTCTATCCGGTCAGCGCGACCATCCATCATGGCCGCATCACCATGAGCCAGCAGGTGTTCGGCGCATCACTCAAGAGGAACCCATGAGCCAGATCATTACCAACGCCTTTGCCAGCTACTGGCAAACCTGCCTCGCCACCCAAGCCCCGGTGGTGCTCGACGAGTTCGTGCTGGCCAACATCCCGGGCCTGGATCCCGATGCGCCCATCAACCCCGACGGCACTCTGCCACCGGCAGGGCAAATCGTGCATCGCCATAACGTGGATCAGCGCGGGCGCATCAACAACGACGCGGTGGCCTACACCATCGTGATGGACACCACCCTGGGCGATTTCGAATTCAACGCCATGTACCTCATCAACAAGGCAACCGGCATGGTGGCCATGATTGTGCACAAGGGCAGCGAGACCAAACTCAAGACGGATCCCCTGAGCGGCCAGGTAGGCAACAGCCTGGTGAAATCGATGCTGATGGAGTACGACCGAGCCAGTGAAGCCACGGTCACGAATGTGGACGCCAGCACCTGGCAGATTGACTATGCCGCCCGCCTGCGCGGTATGGATGACGACTTGCGCCTGCAGGCGTTGCAGTTCTTCGGGCCCGCCACCTTCTATGGCGACGGTTTCAAGCTGGTGAACGAGGCGGGCGTCTACAAGGTGCAGCCCGGGGTCGCCTATGTCGGCGGCCTGCGCGCCCAACTCGACCAGGTGCAGAAGATTGTCCCGGGCGCCAAGCCGGTGGGGCTCTGGCTCGACATCTACCGGGCGGGATCTTTGCTCGATGCCTGGTTGAACCATTTCACGCTGACTTTGAGCGTGGCCGACAAGGCCGATTACACCGACGGCAACGGCTATCGTCACCATCTGGCCAAGGTGGCCATCATCAACAGCGACGGCAGCGTGACCGACCTGCGCCGCAAGCGCACCCTCGAGCTGTCCGGGGATGTCAGCGGCAAAGGCATCCTGGAAGACGCCCAGGGCGTCAATATCGCGGTGGAGATCAAGGCGGGCAGCCATCGCCACCCCTGGGGCGAGCTGGACAATGTACCCGAGCCAGCCAACCGCTGGCCGAACTGGGGCGAGGTGACCGACAAACCTGCACTGGCAGCCCAAAAACATCGCCACCCCTGGGGTGAGCTGGACAATGTACCCGAGCCAGCAACCCGCTGGCCGAACTGGGGAGAGGTGACAGACAAACCGGCCTTGGCCAGCGAGGGGCACAGCCACGACTCTCTCGATCTCAAGAACCTCGACTGGAACGTTCAATCTGACAAGTTCATGACAGGCTCCGCGCAAGCTCCCAAGGGTTCTGGCAGCACGCAGTTTTTGAACTGGATCAGCTGGGGACACAACGGCGGAAGCAAGTATCGACACACCCTGTTCAGCTCAACCAGTGCTATTCATCAGCTGTGGTACGGGTACAAGGCCAATGGCACCGATACCACCTCCTCCTCGACCAATGTGCGGCTGTATCACACCAATGATAAACCCACCTTGGCCGAACTGGGCGCCGCGGCTGCATCCCATTCCCACCCCTGGTCTCAAATTAGCGGCCCTCCCGCTCAGGCTACCCGCTGGCCCAGCTGGGGCGAGGTATCCGGCAAACCCGGCACCATGCCCCCCTCTGGTCACACCCACCCGGCGGCCCAGGGCAATGCCGACATCGTGGGCAGTGGCTGGGGACAGGTGGGGACGTACTGTTTTGCCACCTGCATCGTCTCAACCGGCGGTAACAAGGGCCCGGGCTACGCCATTGCGGGCAGCTCCTTGCGCGCAGCCAACTCAGAAGATGGCGGCCCGGGCATCGGCGCCGCCCTGCCGGGTACTTGGAAGCTGGTTGGCGCTATCAAGGGCGGCGGCAATAACGACCAAAACACCTCACTGTGGATCCGCACAAAATGACAGACGACATTCTTCACGTTACCGCCCCCGAGTGGGCCGACCCGGAACACACCGCCATCAATCTGACCGTCCAGTTTGCCAATCAGGCCGAGCCGGTGCCCTTCGCCGCCACCCAAAGTGACCCGGAGCCCTATGGCGTCGAGCTGTTTGTGCGGGCGCGCTTTGGTGAATATGGCGAGGTGGCTCCCTATCAGGCGCCGCCAACGCCCATCCCGACCGAAGAGGAGCAACAGCGCGAATTGGCGCGCCGCCTGCAACTGGCTGGCGATGCCATCGCCCCCCTGGGGGATGCCGAGCTACTGGGCATATTGACCCCAGCGGAAACCTCGCGGCTCACCGCCTTGCGACTGTACCGGGTGACGCTTTCGCGCCTGCCTGAAACACCTGGCTGGCCCACGACGGTGGATTGGCCGGAGCTGCCAGCATGAGTTGGCAGCAAAGCGACCTGCACTGGCCCCCCTGCGGGGCCAACTTGCACCATCAGGCCCGCGCCGTGCTGACCCAGGTACCCGGCTTGGCGGATGCGGCCATGGGGCGCCTGCAGGTCATCGCCAGCCGCGCCCAGTATCGCCCCCACCCGCTCAGTGGTGAGGCCGCAGCCCTTTCAGGATTTCGCGCCCAGCTCGACCATCTACTGGTCACCGGTCGCGCCCTGGCGGTGACCCCCTTTTTGCACGGCGTCGGCCAGATACAGGATAAACAGGCCAGCCTGGCCGCCCCCAATGCGGTCAAGGCGCTGGCGGACAAGCTACAAGATGGTGCCGACCCCTTGCTGCCCTCCGGCCAGCTTCATGCCCTCGCCTGGTTGGTGACAGGTAACAGCGCCGCCGACCTTGCTGCCAAGTTGGCCCCTCTGTGCGCCTTGCTGCCATTGCCGCAGTGGTGCGCTGCCCTGCGTCGCCTGGAAGCCAACAACGACATCATGGCCAAGCCCACGGCGGCCAAGGTACCGCGCTGGCATGCCGATGAGCCGCTGGTCTGGGCGCCGCTGCGCCCGGCCAGCCTCGCCCTGGGCAGTGAGCTTGCCCAGCTAGAGAGTCTGGCCCGGGATAGCCAATCGCCCATCGCCAAGCTGCAGGGGCTGGCAAGTCGCCGCGCCGCGCGCCTGAGCGAACTGGCCAGCGCGCTGGATACCCTGGCCACGATCTCGGGTCAGCTCTACCGCTGGCAGGGCCAGGGAGATGTCGCCAGCCTGGCCGCGCAACTTGGCCAGAGCACACCACCAGATCACAGCATGAGCATGAGCGTCGCCGCCCTGCTGCTCTCCCCTTCCCCACTGACCTTTTGGCAGGAGTTGACCCCATGAGCCAAGCCATGCTGACCCTGGATGGCGAGCCCATCATCATGAAGTCGATGCGAGTCTCTGTATCTATGCAGTTCCAGGACAAAGACCAATCGGGCCAAACCAGCTCGACCAGCAGCGCCGAACAGGGTGCCAAAGGCAAGGAATTGGATATTTCCGGGCTCATTGCGTTCAAGGACGACCACATGTTGAGTCGATTGTTTGAGCTGGCCGATGCCAAGGGAAAAGGCGGACAGCGCCACATCTATCGGGTGGGCTCGTTGCTCGCCAAGTCGGTCAAGGTACGCCAGGCGAAGTTTGCCGGACGCATCTCCGCCAGCGAGCAAGAGGGCCTATTAGCCTGGGTGGTGCAATTCACTCTCAAGGAGTTCGATTCGGTACCGGAGAAACGCGAGGCCCGTCTGCCTGGCAAACCTGCCAATATCGGCACCGGCTCACCAGGCACCACTGCTGCCGCTGGCGGTAGCAGCCAACCAGGCGAAGAGACGCTCTCCAGCGGGGAGGCATTCTTTAAGCAGCTTGATAACAAACTGGGGGATGTGCTGGCATGAAACTGACCACTCGCTTGACCATCAATGGCCAACCGGCTCACCTGGTTGAGCACGACATCATGCTGGATCTGAATGTCGGCGGACGGGCCGCCCTGACAGCCCAGGCCCAAGTAAAAAAGGGGCAGCCAGTCACCATCGATGTTGGTTACAACGGCGACCTGCG